GACCCCCGCCACCACCTCCCCGACGAGCACGGCTACCGCTGCGGCTGCGACGCCCCCGACAGCGGCTACCACGTGTGGCTACTGCAAGCCGGCCGCGGCCTCGGCAAAACCTGGACCGGCGCGAACTGGATCGTCGAGCAGGCCGCCGCCGCCCCGGTCGGCTCCATGTACGCCGTCGTCGCCCCCACCTTCCGCGACACCCGCGTCACCTGCTTCGAAGGCCCGAGCGGCGTCCTCAAGCACGTCCAGCCCGGCGAGATCGCCTCCTGGCACCGCAACGAGCTCCGCCTCGAGCTGACCGGCGGCGGCACCATCTACGGGTACTCCGGCGACCAGCCTGAACGGCTCCGCGGCGCGAACCTCGCCGGCGCCTGGGTCGACGAGCTCGGCTCCTTCAGGTACCCCGCAACCTGGTACGAGGCGCTGATCCCGGCCCTGCGAGTCGGCGCCCATCCCCGCGTCGTCGTCACCACCACCCCCCGTGTCACCCCCCTGATCCGTGACCTCGCCGGCCGGACTGACGGCTCCGTCCACATGACCAGAGGCAGCACATGGGAGAACGCCGGCAACCTGTCCCCGGCCGCGCTCGAGGAGCTGCGCCGCCGCTACGAGGGCACCCGCCTCGGCCGGCAAGAGCTTGAGGGCGAGCTGCTGGAGGACGTCGAGGGTGCCCTGTGGTCCCGCGCCGACATCGACGCAGCCCGTATCGGCCCGCCGGAGCTGCCTGACCTGACCCGGATCGTCGTCGCGATCGACCCGGCTGTCACCTCCGGTGAGGACAGCGACGAGACCGGCATCATCGTCGCCGGCGAGGCGCCCGGCGGCCACGGCTACATCCTCGCGGACCTGTCCCTGCGCGGCACTCCCGACCAGTGCATGCGCAAGGCGGTCAACGCCTACCACCTGCACAAGGCGGACTGCATCGTCGCGGAGACGAACAACGGCGGCGACTACATCCGTGACCTGCTCCGCACCGTTGACCCGAACGTCCCCTACAGGTCAGTGCACGCCAGCCGCGGCAAGGCCACCCGCGCCGAGCCCGTCAGCGCCCTGTACGAGCAGCACCGCGTCCACCACGTCGGCTCACTGCCGGACCTGGAAGACCAGATGTGCCTGTTCGTCCCCGGCAGCGACCACGGCCATGACGACCGCGTCGACGCGCTCGTCTGGGCGATCACCGAACTCCGGGGCCTGTCCGCCGGCTCCTGGCTGGACGCGTACGGCGCGCGGGTGTGCCCCTCCTGCGGCCGGGCCAGCGCCCGGGAGGACACCACCTGCCCGTTCTGCCGCAAACCCGTCCCCTGAAACCCCCGCGAATCCGCCTGGAGGTAGCACCCGCATGCCTTACGACGACGACCCGTCACCGGCGCAGGCGATCTCCGCCTTCTGGCGGTGGCTGCCCGTCCTCCTGATCGGGCTGGCCGCCTGCGGCGGCATCATCTACGCCGGCCACGCCTTCCACTGGTGGCTCAGCTCGCAGGACGCAACCCGGCAGGCGGAGAACACCCAGAACGGCTACGCGAACCAGACGACCCTCCGCCAGCAGGTCACCGCGAACTTCACCACCCTCGCGAGCATCGGCGTCCAGCTCGCCGCCGCCACCGACCCGTCCCTCAAAGTCGCGCTGCGCGTCCAGCGGGCCGCGACCGGCAACACGATCTGCTCCGACGCCGCCCAGGTCACCGGAACCCCCCTCCCCGCCAGTCAGGCCCACTGGGTCACCGCCAACTGCGTCGACGGGTCCCTCGCCGTCGCCTCAACCGACTACGAACAGGGCGAGCCATAAACCGCAACAGGAAACTCACCGCGCTGCTAGCCGCCGCGCTGCTAGCCGCCGCCGCCGTCACCGGCTGCACCCACAGCACGAACGAGCCGAGCGGGCAGGCGCAGGAAAGCCAGCAGCAGCAGCAGGACACCAACTCGTACGAGGCTAGCCAGCCGATCCCCCATTTCAACTACAGCCAGATCCGGCAGACCATGATCGACGCCGAGACGATCGCCGCGGACGGTACCCAGACCACGAGCTTTTTCTTTCAGATGGGACTGGCGAACCCGGTCTACAGCTGCCCGTCGCTCGGTGAGCCGGTCGCGAACAGCTCAAGCCTGAGTAACCCCGACCAGATCGTGAACGACGGCTACCCGAACGGCGGCGCGGCGGTCACCATCGGGCAGATGGACCCTGACGGCATCTACACGCCGTCGTCGTCCAGCGGCACCTACGTGATCTGCCTCGACAGCGCTGCCCGCCCCTACCTGCAGTACTGGGAGGGTGACGTGATGACGGTCAGCGCGGCCGCCGAGTGGGACACCGTCACGCACACGGTCAAGGTCATCGGCGCACCCACCGCGGCGATCCACACCGCACCGCCCGCCGCCCGCAAGTAGCGACCGGGGTGTTCGGGTTACCGCGGGAACGCTGGAACCCTGGTACCGCCGGGGTTCCAGCCTGCGCAGCGCCCCGGTGGCGTTCGGGAACGATCAGCCCGAACGCCTGCGCCCACCGGTGTCCGTGCCGGGGAGCTCCAGCAGCTGACCGAGCCGGTGCTCCATCGCCTGGCCGATCGCCTCATCGACGATGGGGCCGAACACACCGGCGAGCCCGCTGGTGATCCGGTCGATCAGCGCCTCACCGGATGGCAGGCCAGCGAGGCCGGCGACGGTGTCACGGAAGTCGGTGTTGAATTCCCCGGTGACTTTCCGGGCGGCTTCCATGGCGGCCTCGAACTGCTCCCTGATCGCAGCGGCCGAGGCCTTGTCAGCGTCAGCGGCAGCCTGGATGAGGCGGGCGCGGGCCAGGTCCGCATCAGCCTCCGCGGCGCGCAGCTCCCGGGTGACCTCCCGGGCCTCCTGGATGTGCTCGTGGAGCTCGCGGCGCAGGTTGCCGATGCGTTCCTCCTCACTGCCGGCAGCCGGCGGGCGGGGGCGCGGCTGCTTACCCACGGCGGCCCTCCATGCGGAGTGCGGGGCCCGGCGGGTAACCGTAGGCGAGGTGACCGGTGACGGTGGCGGCGCTGACGAGGGCGGTGCCGATCTTCCCGCCGGGGTGACGGCCCGGCGCGAAGCGGATCTCCTCAACACGACCGGGCTGGTTACGGTAGGCGGTCGCGGTGAACAGCCGCCCGTGGACGTCAGCGAGCAGTGTGGTCGCAAGCTCAACCGCGTCGATCCGCTTGTGGTAGGCGCGGGTGGCGCTGTCAAGCTTCTGGAGCAGCTTCCGGCCGGAGCTGGCATCCGGTTCGGGCGGGGCGACACCGTATCCCTCAGCGGTCAGCTGGTAGGCGTACGGCGGGTCACCGATGTGATCGCTGTAGTCACGGCTGGCGATACTGGCGATCAGCCCCGGGTAGCTGTCCGGGTTGACTTCCGGGTCGATCAATGTGAGGCCCCGCAGATAGAGGCGGGTGCCGTCCCACGTCCAGGTGGTGAACTCGGCGGGCTGGTCCCACTCGGTGCGGCCGGTGACCGCCTGGCAGGCCTGCCCGGCGAGCAGGACCCCCGGTGCGGGCCTCACCGGGGCTGCCTGCGGAACGCCGGCGGCACGACAAGCCTGCTGTTCCGCTGCTCGATGACCGACCCGTCGCTGATCATGCGGGTGACCGCGGCGGCCAGGTCCGGGGCCGCCAGCTTCATGTTCAGCCGGGCCGAGTCGATCGCATCCGGGTCACCGCTGACCAGGGCGGCCTCGTTGAGGAGCCGGACACCGTCAGCATCACTGAGCGGGGCGGGGTCAGGCTGGCAGCCGTAGGGGCAGGGAAGTGACTCCACCGCCCCCATCAGACGGCACACGACCGGCCTGAGTTCGTACACCTGGCAGCGTTTGTCCCCGGACAGTGCCTCGCACCAGAAACCGGGCAGCTGCCTGACAGCCTCCTGCCAGGGGGTGATGCGGGTGCCGGCGCCGCGGATACGCTGCCGTTCACGGGTGGTCATGTGGATCGGGCCGCAGGTGGTCCAGCAGCGGCCGTCGCAGGCGGGCAGGGCGGGGATCTGATCGTAGATGGCCTGCAGCGCCTGGTCCTGCTCGGTGCGGGTCAGGTTCACCGGCGTACGGTAACCGGCCTGTCACGGTTCGCGGGGGCGTGTTCCGGGGTCGTGACAGCCGGATGCCCCGTCCGCTGGGGTGGCGCGGGCGGGGCATCCGGGGACTCGGGGGCCTCTTAGTCGTCTAGCTCGTGGACCTGGTCGCGCAGCTCGTGGATGATTGTCCACATCTCGTCTGAAAGCGACGCGCCGCCGAGGTCGACGAGCAGGCTCAGGTCGCGCAGCGCGTTCCTGGCGGCGACTAGCTTGGGCTTCGCGTCCGCGATGATCGCTTCCTGCCGTGGGGTCACCTCAGGCTCCGGTGTGGGCGAGGGTGCCGGCGATCGTGTTGAACATGTCCTGCATGGCGGCCAGCTTCGCGATCGCGACATCCAGGTTCGTGCCGCGCGTCCCGTAGTTGCCGCTGTCCGGCCGGCGGCTTTCGGCGATCCGCCGGTTCGCGTCCGCAACCGCGGAGGTCAGCCACTGAACCTGCTGGTTCATGTCGTCCTGGGCCATCGTGACTTTGAGCGCGGCGTCGCGGAGCAGGAACATCGGCACGCCGGAGCGGTCAAGGTTCAGGTTCGCGGCTGGTGAGCCGGCGATCAGGGCGGCGATCCTGGTGTTGATGTCCGTGGTGGTCATGAGGGCGGTCCCTTCAGGTACTGCTTCCCGTTAACAACTTAATAGTATCAAACAAGTCGCGTGATGTCAATTCTTTTGGGCAGGGAAGGACCGCCGTGCGCTGCGGCACTGGTACCGGCTGGCCTGGTCGACGTGTAGACTGCGGCACAGGCAGGACCAGTGTGCGCCATCGTGCCAGCTGGATTCTCCTGCCTTTGCTGCGGTGGGCTTGGTAACCCGTCGTGGTGGCCACATGAGGGTGGCAATGCACAACAGCCAGGGCCGGTCACGGGGGTGGTGCCCCGTTCCCGGCCCTGACTCATAACCAAAGGTGACCTCAGCCGGGCGAGGCGGGAATCCCGTGCAGGTCGATCCACACCCGGTCACCGTCGGCCTCATCGCAGATCGCATCCCACGCCGAGTTGAACGCGGCGGCATCCGGCGCGTCACCCAGCTCCTCCACGAACGACTCCAGGATGTCAGTCCGGTCCTCGTCCTGGGTGCGGGCGGCGTACCACGGCGACTCACGCAGCCGCCCCGCGATCGCGTCGCGCCGCTGCGCGAACGACATGCCACGGTTGCCCCATACGTCACCCAGCTCAACCTGGTACAGCCACTGGGGGAACCCGGCCTGCTTCAGCCCGGCCGCGAGGTCGTGCATATCGGCCCGGTGCTGTGGAGTGTCAGGCATCCTGCCCACCTTCCGTTACGCGGCGGGCGAACTCCCCGCGGACACCGGGCTTCCCGGTGATGGCGGCGGCGACCTGCGCGGCGCAGTGACGCAGCCAGTGGGCGGCCTCCGCTCGCTGAACGGCGAGCGTGGTGTTGCCGACAAAATGAGCTGTCCGGGCGGCGGTATCACGCCTCTTCGCCTCGCGCTCCCACGATCCGGCCTGCTGCTCGAGGACCGCCAGGGTGTCAGTGAGATGCGCGGATTCCAGATACCAGGTCCCCCTGTCCGTGTACGTGCCCCCGTACCGGGTTGGTGACGGCTCTTGCAGCAGCTTTCGCGCCTGCTCACTGGCGAGCAGCTTCTCCAGGTCGGCGGTCACCTCCTTGTCAGTGAGCCGGTCATCGACCCTGACCCTGATCGCGGCCATGTACTCAAGCTCGCGCATTTACCTCACCAGCCTTGCGTTACGAGCCACCTGCGCGGCGCGGTCCATGTCCTCCGCAGTCTGGGTGACACCCGCCTGGTTGTACCGGAGGTAGAGCATGGCCTCCTCATGCACCGTCGCGACCTTCGCGACGTTGACGGGGAACAGCCAGTCACGCTTGCTGTGCCGCTGCCAGGCCTCGCTCAGCATCGTGAACCGTGTGTAAGGCCCGTCGCCGGTCCGCTCCACCACAAGCACGTCACCGGCCGGGAACCAGGAGGCGGGCACCAGCAGTTGACCGTCGAACCACAGCCGCGCAGTTGTCAGGCGCTGCTTCCCGTCGATCACCGCCACGTACGGTTCGCCGTCTGGGAGCGGCCCGCTGGCCTGCCGCCACCGCTCATTACCCCGGTCGTTGACCGTGACCGCGGGGACCGGCAGTCCGAGCATCCACGTCTCGATCAGCCTGATCCTGTCGACACCGCTCCACACTGAGGCCCGCTGGTACGGAGGGCTGTCGGTGAGCAACCCATCCCGCATCTCGGACACCAGCCCGTAGGCTGCCCGTGCTGTGAGGACCATGGTGACCCGCTCAAGCGAGCGGCTGGCCTGCCAGGTCACCCTCATGACGGCACCGGGCCTGCCGCGAGGGTGATCCGGACCGCGCAGCCGTACCCGCCCGGGTTGGTGCCGTCGTACCGCACCTGGTAGCCGCGGTTCCTGAGATAGGGCTCGACGGCAAGCGCGTTGCCGCCGGAGTTGAGGCGCAGAATGACATCCCGGCCGTCCCGCTCAACCGCCAGCAGCGCGTACGCCGCACCGTGCCCGAGGCGCTCGGCGATCGCCCTCCGGGCGTGTCGTGCGAGATGGCGGGTGTTCAGCTGCTTGATCACCGGCTGGTCAGTCACCGCGTGTGCCCCGCTTCCCGGTGCCGGCGTTCATGGAGGAGAAGACGATCGCCAGGGCCTCCGCCGGGGACAGGCCGAACGTCCTCTTGTTCTCCCGCTCGCACACCTGCTTCGCCTCGTTGTAGGTGGTGCCCCAGTACCAGGGCCGGGCGCAGGCGCCGTTCCCCGCCAGCGGCGTGTGGCCGGGCTTGCCCTCAACGACGATCGATGGCACCCAGCCGTTCTCGTCGTACGGCTCGGCGGGGATCCAGAAGCAGCGGCGCGGCCACGGGTCAGGCTGCCCGGTGTGCCAGATGCCGTCGACGTGCTTGAGGTAGCCGTACTCCCGGCGGCCCTCGTCCAAGCCGGGCGGCTGGCTGCTGTCCACGGTGCAGACGGTGATCTCGTAGGAGCCGGGCACCTGCAGCCGGGGCAGCGGGTCGATGTCCTTTTCCCGGTTCGGGCGCTTCTTGAAGTCGACAGATTCCAGCCAGCGGCCGGACGGGTAGTGCACGATGGTGACGCGGTAGCCGGTGGTGGTCATGAGGGTGTGCCTTTCGTGGTGTTCTGTTCAGCGTACGGCTGAGGGGCCGGGAGGGTCATGTTCCTGGCAGCGGGAACGTGAGAGTGAACGTCGTGCAGTCAAGGCCCTCCCAGGTCACCTGCCGCCAGCCGGTGACTTTCACCGCCGTCTTCAGCAGGTGGCGCAGCATGGCCTCAGCGTGGCCGGTGTAGTCCGGGCCGGCGCCGAGCAGGTCACGGGCGGGACGGGCGGGGAGAGTGACCTCGATCCGGTTCTCGCCGGCGTCCCGGCTGGACATGGCGCACTGCGGCCACATCGTGCGGAGGCCGGCGGTGACCTCACGGGGCGTGATGAGGGTGAAGTTGCGGATGACCCGCTGGCGCACCTTCGCGGTCTCCCGCTCGACGTCGCGGACGAGCATCCCCCACATGGTGGTGCGGGCCTCAGCCTCGGTCATGGTGCCTTCGGCGAGCCCAGCGGCGACCTGCATTCCCTCGCTGTAGAGCCACGTGTTCAGTGCCTCCTGCGCGAGGGTGACGGCCTTGTTGCCGGCGACAGCCGTAGCGACGGCGTCCTCGACGTCAGCGGCGGGGAGTGAGTAGACGGGCATCGGGCTTCCCCCTTCAGGAACGCATCCAGTTGATGGCGCTGCGCGTGATGCCGAAGTGCTGCAGCTGCTCGATGACGTCGGCTCGCTGTCCCTCTTCGGTCATCTGGTACCAGCCGCTGTGGGCGCTGGTCGCCGTCCAGTCGTCGAGCTCGTGGCGCGGGGTGACCCGGAATGCGATCTGCTGCAGCTGGTAGGTGCTCAGCCCGTCGAACTCGTTCATAACTAAATAGTACATCGAAAATGCCATCATGTCAAAACTTTTGGGGGCGGGATGGCAGAGAGCACGGCAGCAGGGCAGGGTGATCTGATGGACGAGCTGCCCGTCCCCGGCATGGCCGGCATCACCGGCCCGTTCCCGTACCAGTACAGCGGCGCCCACGTGTACGCCCGGGATATCCACTCGATCCCGGGCCTGTGCGTCTGCGGCGCTCCCCTCGCCAGCCGCCGTCACCCCTACGCGGCACCCGGCGTCCCCGTCCCCGCCCGGCTGCGCCGCGGCACTGAGGAGGCAGAACGGTGAACGACGCCATGCACGCGGAGCCAGGGGTCCTCGACACGGCGGCGGTGACCCAGCATGAGATGGTCGCGTCCTACCAGCGGGCAGGGTTCAGCCGCGACGAGGCCGTACGGATCCTGATCGCGATCATCACCTCAGCTGCCGGCCAGCCGCCGGCGTAGCAAGCCCAGGCGGAGCCTGGTCTCGCGGGGGGCGGGACGGCGGGGCACTTGCGCAGGTGAATCAGCCGCGCATCAACAGGGGGTTGCAGCCCCGCCGTCCCGCCCCGCCGCGAGACGCGGGCAAGGACGGGGGATGCCGGGGAAGGGATGACCCCTAGGACGGCGGCAACCCGGCCCGAGAGCCACCGCACCGCCGTCCGTCGGGGCCCCAGGGCAGACCCTCCCGTCAAGTAATCCGCCCTAGCTTTCCCCGTCACTTCCCCCGGCTACACGAGATCTTAGCGGCGGAAACTAACCGCGCAATAGGAACACGGAAACCCGCCGAATTGACCGCCGGGAGAATTACGGGGACGTGACAGAACGTCAGCTAAATGAAACAGGCAGCACGGAGGAAAACGACGAGTGGAGCGTTTTCAGGCAACGCCAGTGCCAGCACTGCCTGGGAGCACACGCCCGCGCCTGCCCGCGGGTGAAACGCCTGGAATGGCACCCTAACGGCCAGCTGGCCGCAGTCGAGTTCTGGCAGCACGGGGAATGGCCCGAGGACATCGTGCTATGGCCGGAGGACATTCCGGAGCCGCCAGTCACCCAGGGTAATTAAGGTCAGCCTAACTTAGTTCGCGTGACCGAACGGAAAAAACAATCGCTCTGTGCATGCACAGGAATGGTGTTTTTCCTGTTGGGTCGCGCACGTGCCATACCGCCTCCGCCTGAATGCCGCAAAACCCTCGTGAACCACTAAGTCCTCACCCCGCCCGAATCCTGCCACTATCCCCAGCGAAACGCCACCGGCTCCAGAGAAACCACCGAGAAACCGTTCAGAGCACGGCAAGAGAGCACGGGAGGTGACATTCCCGTGCCACCTACCCGTACCCAGATCCTCACCGCCCTCAAAGCCACCACCCCGGCCTCCGTACCCGCCGCATCCGGCGGGTACGGGGCCGTGACCCCGCCTTACCTGTCCCCCGGTCCCTCACCGCTCGTCGCCAGCTACAACGAGTGGACCAGCGGCCGCGCCAGCTCGAGCACCAGCTCGGCGCTGCCCCGCGACTGGCAGACTTTCCTGTCCGGCATGTTCGGCCCGCTCGCCCCGATCCAGCCGGCGCCCGTCGACATCCCCGGTGACGGCGACCCGCGGCCCGGGCCGCGCCGCCGACAGTACCCGGTCGGGTGGGACATGCCGATGGGCATGCCCGGTGAGGAGAAGTGGGGGAAGCTCGCCAGCTTCCAGACGCTCCGCACCATCGCCGACTCCTACAGCGTGGCGCGGGCGTGCATTGAGCTGCGCAAGTCCGAGCTGCGCGGCATCGGCTGGGACATCGCCCCCAGCAAGGACGCCAGCAAGGCGATGCGCGGCGACCACAAGGCGATGGCCGACTTCGCGGCCCGCCGCGCTCAGGCACTGAAGTTCTTCAAGCGACCCGACCCGGACTACGCCGACTTCACCAGCTGGTTCGACTCGCTGCTCGAGGAAGTGTTCGTCACCGATGCCTTGTCCATTTACCCGCATCCGGCCCGCCTGCCCGGCAAGGGGCTCCTCGGCAGTGACGTGGCGGCGCTCACCCAGATCGACGGTTCCCTGATCCGCCCGCTGCTGAACGTCCGCGGCTCCAAGCCGAAACCGCCGAACGTCGCCTACCAGCAGTACCTGTACGGGGTGCCCCGCTCTGACCTGATGAGCGTGATCACCGGCACTGACCTGGACGACGCCGGCATGGACGGGGAGACACTGGCTGCCGAGTACCGCGGCGACCAGCTGATCTACTCACCCCTGTCACCGCGTGTCTGGTCCCCCTACGGGCAGGCGCCGATCGAGCGGGCGCTGATCCCGGTCCTCACCGGCCTCCGGAAACAGCAGTACCAGCTCGACTTCTTCGACCAGGGCTCAATTCCCGGCCTGTTCATCAGCCCCGGTGACCCGAACCTGACACCGAGCCAGATAAGGGAGTTGCAGGATGCCTTGAACGCGCTGGCCGGGGATCAGGTGTGGAAGCACCGGATCATCGTGCTGCCCGGCGGCAGCAAGGTCGACCCCCAGCGCCCCGCGAGCCTCGCCGACCAGTTCGACGAGATCATCATGAGCATGGTGTGCATGGCCTTCTCGGTCATGCCGATGGAGCTCGGCATCAGCCCGAAAGTCAGCGCGACCCAGTCGTCCGGCGCCGCGAACCAGATGGCGAAGGCGAGCCAGGACATCCAGGAGCGCAAGGGCACCGTCCCGCTGCTGGTGTGGATGGCGAACACGATCTTCAACTTCCTGCTGCAGGAGGTCTGCGGCCAGTCCGATATGGAGTGGCAGTGGGAGGGCCTGGAGGAGGACGAGGACGCCGAAACGCTCACCACGCTGCTTGTCGAGCAGGTCGGTGCCGGGCTGCTGTCGATCGACGAGGGCCGCGCCGAGCTAGGCAAGGACCCGTGGGGGCTCCCGGCAACGTCGGACCCCGGGTGGGCGACGCAGATGAACGGGTTCATCCCGTTCACCAGCCCTGCGTCACCGTTGAACCAGCCTCCGCCGCTGCCGCCGGGCGAGCAGCGTCCCGCCCTGCCCCCCGCGCAGCCCGGGCAGGCAGGCCAGCCCGGTCAGCAGGGTCAGCCTGGCCAGCAGAGCAAACCGAACGGCGCCGCTGGTGCCAGTGGTTCCACTCAAGCCAACGGTGGCGGCAGCAGCGGTCAGGCGGCGACACCCGCGCACGCCGCCGCCCAGGCCGCCACCAGCAGCAGCGGCAGCAGCGGGAAGCCGGCCGCGGGCAAGAGTGCGCTACGGGAACTGGAGCTGCTCAGCGTCCACCTCCGCAAAGGCGGCCGGATCAGCGGCTGGCAGGCCCGTGACCTCACCCAGGGCAGCCTCGCCCGCATCGCCCGCAGCATGGCGGAGGGCCTGGACACGGACCTCGCCACCAGCCTTGAGCGGGTATGGCTCACCCGCACGAACCGGCACGGCACCAGCCCGGCCGGGCAGGTGCACGCCTACCTGGCCCGCAACTACCCCGAATCCGTCCTCGGCTGGGTCGACGACACCACCTGGGACGACCCCCGCCCTGTCCCGCTCGACGACATCAACGGCGCCCGCCGCGCCGGAGGCGCCCGCAACCCCGCCAAGATCGACGCCATCCGCCAGCACCTGGACGACGGCGGCAGCCTCGACCCGATCGTCACCGTCGATCCCGGCGACGGGAGCAAGCTCCTGATCGCCGACGGGTGGCACAGGTACGCCGCCGTCAAGGCCGCCGGGGCCACCACGATTCAGGCGTGGACCGGTCACCTGCCACCAGGCGGCGCCGGGTTCAACCCGGCAGCCATGGGCCAGGCGAAGCTCAACAAAGCCGAAGGGGATGATGCCGGTGACCCAAAAGCATCATGGCCTGGCTGGAAGCATGACCGGCAGCTAGCCGCCGCGTACACCGCCCAGATCACCGCAGCCTACACCGCCGCGCTCCGCGACGCCCGCAGGCTGATCCGCCGCTGGCAGGCCGGGAAAGTCACCGCCACCCCCGCGGTCATCGCCGCGCAGGTCCGCACCCTGATCGCGAACCGGCTCGGCCCGGTCCTGAATGACCTGTGGACCGAGTCATGGCACCTCGGCAGCCGCGCCGCGGCGATCGTCACCGGCCGCGCCCGCGGCTGGGCCGGCTGGAAACCCGGCCAGCCCGGCACCGTCCCCCCGGCCGCACCCGGCGGGAGCGGCGGCAGCCCGCCACCGCCACCCGATCATCCCCTCACCGACGGCCCTGGCATGGAGGGCGCCGGCAGCCTCCAGGACCTGCTCGACTCCTACGGCATCGCCGAGATCAAGGCGCTCGGCGGCGCCGGCCTCGACGAGCTCGAGGAGGCCATCACCGCGGCGGTGAACAACGGGGACACCGCCGCCACACTGGCGAGGGCGATCGAGGGGATGCTTGCGATCCCGGACCGGGCCGCGATGATCGCGACGACTGAGTTGGCCCGTGCGGTCACCGCCGCCAGCCTCAGCTCCTACCGGCTGTTCGGCGTCACGATGATCGCCTGGCAGACCGCGGGGGGAGGCGGCGCGAGCGTGTGCCCGGTCTGCCAGTCCAACCAGGCGGCCGGCCCGATCCGGATCGGGCAGGACTTCCCGTCCGGGGCGCCCGCACCCCCGGCTCACCCGAACTGCCGCTGCTGCATCATGCCCGCGTCGATGCCGGGCGTCAACCTGCTCACCGGCACCGCCGCCTGACCACCGCGCACGGTCCCGCCGTTGGCACCGGCGGGACCGTGCTGACCTTACGGAGGCTGCAACCCGTGTCCGGGCTGGAACTGTACCGCTTCACGCTACCAGCGTCCGCCGCCCAGGAAAGGGGTCTTACGTTGACCTGTCAGGGAACATCCATCAGCAGCCCGCGCGGCCTCTACACCGTCCAGGTCCTCGCCGGCGGCACACCCCAGCCGTTCTACGTCACCCCCGACGGCTACCCGTACATCGCGGGTGAGCCCGGCCAGTCCTGCCAGGTCCTCATCCGGGCCGCAGGCGGCGGCCGGCACCTGGCCGCTCTCGCCGTCGACGGCCGCGACGCTCAGGACGATCAGCCCGCCGACCTTGACCGGGCACGCGGCCTGGTGTTCACCGGCAAGTGCACGTTCAGCGGCTACCGGGTCGACAACGAGCGGGTCCGCGAGTTCACGTTCGGGTCAGTGGACGGCTCCGTCGCGGACCAGGCTGGCAGCACCGCCAGCGTCGGCGTGATCGGGATCGCCGTATGGCGGGAACGCGTCCTCCCGGTCACCTACGTGAACACCCCGACCTGGGGCAGCTACGGGTTCGCCGGGCCGTCGGTGACGTCCGGGACCATGACGCCGACAGTATCCGCCAGGAGCCTCGGTGACACCCCGGTCGCCGTCGCCGCCGCGGCAGGCGGTGCGCCGCTCGGCATGCACGCCGGCGGCATGCGCGACGACCACGTCACCTCCACCACGTTCACCCGCGACGGCGCCCCGGACCTGCTTGAGATCGGCTACGACACGTACGCGGCGCTGGAGGCGATGGGCATCACCCGCACCCGGCCTACCGCCTGGCCGGGCCGCACCACCGGCTACGAGTCGTACCGGGCATGACTGGTACCCGCTGGCGGAAACGGCCCGTCACCGTCGACGCGGTCCTCAACGACGGCAAATGGGCGACGATCATCGCCTGGCTGGACACCATCGGGTACACGGTGCCGTTCCTCGGCCGGCCGGCGATCACCCGGAACTTTGACGGCAGCCTCAACATCACCACCCTCGAGGGCGTGATGCGCGCTGAGGTCGGTGACTGGGTTGTGCGGGGTGTCGCCGGCGAGTTCTACCCGGTCAGGGCAGACATCTTCGATGCCACGTACGAGCCTGAACTGCCGTAAGCGGAGACCGTGCCGGCTGTAACGGGCGTGGTCCCGCCGGTGGCTCGACGGGACCACAGTCGCCCTCACACGTGCAATGTTCGCCGGGGCAATCATGTACGTACCCGGCTAATACCCCGTTAGTCACGCGGGCAGGGTGCCAGGGTGGCGTTCCTGCCGCCGCCCGCATGAGCAGCGGCCCCACTGCTCGGTAACCACCCCGTTCCACCGGATGTTCAGCCAGAACACCTCACGGTGCCCGCGCAGCCCGCACCACGGCCACATCAGCCACCGCCGCACCCCGAAGCTGTCTACCAGCATGATCAGGCGGCGAAAGTGCCGGCGGCCCGCAAGAGGTCCGCGACCGCGGCAGCCGGGTCATCATGCTGCTTGCACACCTCCACCACCTCCGAGGGGCTGATCCCGGACGGCAGCCCGCCGGCGTCGACGGGCACCCCGTAGAAGCGGCTTATAAGCCTGGCTGCCTGATCCGCGTCGGCGAGGCCGAAGTGCTCAACCAGGTCGACCCGGCCCGGCCGGATCACAGCCGGGTCGATGACCTCCGGTGTGTTCGTCGTCAGGACGGTCAGCAAGCCGTGCGGGGTTACGAGCCCGTCCAGGGTGTTCAGCAGCCCGGACAGGGTCAGGGCGCCGTCGTCGTCCCGGTTGGTGACCGCGTGGAACACGTCCACGTCCTCCAGCAGCAGCATCGACCGGGGGGAGATCCGGCCGACGACGCGGAGCAGGTCACCGTCCCGTTTCACGTCAGCGAGCGGCAGCCACCACACGTCCATCCCGAAACGGGACGCGATCGCCCGGGCGACCGAGGTTTTCCCGGTGCCTGGCGGCCCCTCGTACAGGTGCCCGCGGTGCCAGGGGATGCAGCGCCGCGCGTACAGCGCCTCACTGTCCAGGAACCGGGCCACGTCAGCGGCGAGCCGTTCCGCCTGCCCGGCGGGGAGGATGACACTGTCCAGCTCCCGGGGCGGCAGGTCATCAAGCCGCTCCCAGTCACCCCACTGGTCGAGCATGCGGATCGACGGTTTCCGTGCGGTCCGCTGACTCTGCCGCAGCACCTGCTCAATCTCCCCCAGCAGCGCCCGCCGGCCGGCGAGCGTGGAGGCGGTGAACACGATCTCCGGCGGCCGCCAGTGACCGCCGGCCTCCGCCTGCGGGGTGCCGTCGGTGACCAGCACCATGATCCGGTGGCCGGCGACGGTGACAGCCTGCTGGCGGGAGCCGTCGTAACGCAGCCGCAGCGCCGTCGGCCGGCCCGGCAGTCCGCTGACTTCCTGGCTGTCGAACATAGGCGGCCGTTTCACCGACCAGGCGACGAGGGCGCGCTGCTCCCTGGGCGGCAGCAGGCCAAGCACCCACTCGTGCAGCTCATCGTAGATGCCGTCGTTCCCGGCGACTTTCACGGTGTAGGTGCGCTGCTCACGGACCTTACCGCGGAGCCAGTTCACCCCCGGCCAGGCGGCCTGCCCGGCGGCGAACGCCAGGGCAAGGCGGGGTGCCCGGTCTCGGAGTACCGAGATCAGGTCGGAGGTGCCTCCCTCCGTGTCACGGGTGGCGGAGGCGATGTCCCTGCTCAAACAGCAGCCCCTCTCATACAGGTCACCGGGTGATTACAGGCCGTTAGCATAGCGAAACAGGGCGGCTCATGGCGCCCACCACAGCTGACCGACCGCGATCTCCCCGTCAGGAACCTCCCGCAGCCGGGCAAGCGCCTGGTCCACCCCCGCCCGGCAGGCCGCGCAGTCATGCATCAGGCCAAGCCGCCGCACCGTCTCCGGGTCAGTTGTCAGCGTCCAGTTAGCGTGATGCAGCCGCTCGCCCACATTGGCGGCACTGGCATCGGACAGCTCACGCAGCGCCCTCCCCAGCACATTCACCTTGAGGGCACGCTGCCCGTCGATCATCAGGTAGCAGCCGTCAGGGACCGCCGCGATCGCTGAGTCATACCCGGAGGGCTCACCGCGGGTGTCACCGATGACACTCAGTTCCACGTCCGTCACGCAAGCCACCCTAGCCAGTAAGGAACCGCCGTGGTCCACCTGAACTGGGACACGGTCCTCCAGTCTGTCGTCGCCAGCAGCCTCTCCTCATGGCCGGTGTTCGCCGCCGGCCTCTGGGTCCAGCACCGCCGCGTCCGCACCGACCTCCACAAGGTCACCCACGCGCAGACCGCGTACCTGCAGAACCGGCTCGACGAGCAGACCCGCCAGATCACCGGCCGGGCGGAACCCGGAAACCCACCAGAAAGGACACCATCATGACTGAGAACACCCCCGCCCCTGAAAACACCACCCCCGCCGGTCCGCCCACCGAGGCGCAGCCCGTTCAGCATGAGGGCCTGCTCAACAAGGTCGTCACCGACGCCGAGAAGATCTTCCACGCCGTGGAGACGTTCGCCGCCGAGCACGGTCTCGACGCGGCACTCGTCGCCGAGCTGAAGCAGGTCATCGCCAAGGTCCTGTAACCAGTCAGGGGAACCGGGGAACGGGTCACCGCCGACCAGGGTGACCCGCAGCCTCGCCAGGTCATCCGGCCCCGGCAGCTCCGGAGGCGACCAGCCGGCCACCGACCAGGTGACCGTGCACCCGCACTCCGGCTCCGGGCAGAACATCACCCCGCTCACCGGCACCCCGTCCCGCCCCGCGACTGTCCCGTGCTCAAGCGCCGCCATCACATGCGGGTCAACCGGGTGCCCGCACTCGCACACCTGCATCCCGCCGCACCCGCACCCGCAACCCACCAGCGGCCCCTAGTTGAGACCCGGGCAGCCAGGCGACGCGAACGTGACATTGATGCCGTGCGCCTTGAACAGGGAACTCAGCCCGTACATCGCCACCCTCATCATCTCCCGGTCCCCGTCATCACCGGGGAACCCCATCCCGCACACCGCACCGGAGGCGTCACCGGCGCCGTTGTTGACGATCACGATCAGCCGGGCGTTGTCATCGATCTCCGGGTGGTCGGCGCCGGCCTCGAGCATCACCGCGGCGATCCGGGTCGACGCGTGCTCGCCGGGGTCCTCAACCATCCTTGGGGGGCTGTTCACCCGCGTCACGCTACCGGCGGCCCCCGCCGCCGGGCGCGGCTGTCCCGGTACCGTGACAGCCGCGCGGGGCATAGGCGGCGGCAGGGTCGACACGTAAACTGGGGTGCCAGCAGGTGACCTGTGCCCTCACGGCTCGATGACGCCCAACGGCACCTGCCGTGCGGCTTGCCGCCGCTCCGCAGCAGCCTGGCGCCCCTGCCTCCACAGGCTGTCGTCCACGCACCGGGCATGCACCCAGGCGTCCCCCATGGCCGGGTACCGGGACTCTATGTAGTAGTCCTTTTCGGGCAGGTCGTCAGCCTCGTTGACACGGCACAGGTTACTGCCGCACCAGCGGCAGCCGCCCGGAACCGCGACCGGCGGGGTGTCAGCGCAGCAGAGACCGAACGTAGCCGGCGTAATGACCATCACCTGCCCGCAGTAGCAGGGCCGGAGCGCATGGAGAAGCCCTTGCTCCCCGATAGCGCGGGGTGTGCGGGGGCAGCCGTGCGGGTGACCCTCCATGGAGCTGACCGCGTTGCACCGCCGGCAGCGGATATCACCACCGTAAGGCCGCTCACCGGGCAGCTGGTACGAGCCCAGATCTCCAGGTGCGGCATCCCGGCCGTGCGGCCGTTTCGTCCACCGGTCTTTGATCGCGAACCAGGCATCCCATTCCGGATCACCGGGGCCCTTGCCGTGCACCGCAGCGCGCGCCGCGGTGACTTCAGCAGCGAACGCGCTCAGTTCTTCCGGTGTCATCAGGCCTGCCTCCGTTGGCTCCGGTTCCGGCGGGCATCATCCAGCGACGGTGCCGCCTCCAGGCCCGCGACGATCCCCCTGAACTCCTCCCGGTGCCGGCCGACCAGCTCAGCGAGCGCCAGCAGCTCCAGGTGAATCTGCCGCGAGGCAGGATCATCCCGAACAGGTGCCGGCGGGTAATCTCGCGCCACGGCCCGCCCGGCTTCCCTGGCCATCACCGTGACGGGGCTGGTCTCCCACGTCGACGGGTGCCGGGATGCCGTCTGCCAGCAGGTCATGCACGTCGTCAGGCTGGTACGCGCCTGCCCCCACTTCTTCAGCCGGGTAATGAACTCCTCCCGGCCGAGGACTGGGGTGTCACCGTCGGGCAGGTGCCCGCACTCAGTGAGGACCGGCCCGTCCCGCCATGGCAGGGACGGGCGCAGCACGTGCACCCGCGGCAGCGCGGCAAGATCGTCCTCAGTGCTCACAGTTTCTCCCCGGTCACCCCGGCGACCGCCTCAGCCGTGCGGAGGACAGTCTCCGCATCAGCGACTGTCCTGTACTCAGGCGGGCCGAGACGGGCAAGCAGCGCGGGCAGCGTGCAGTCGCAGATCGTCCACGACTGGAAGACCCGGCCTCCATCGGGTAGCTCCTCGATGAGTGACAACGTCACTTTGCCGTGGCTTTCATGCGGGTCAGGTGCGGTCATCAGAACGGTCCTTTCCATGGAGGGCAGCGACCAGGGGCAGCTGCGGACTGGTCATGGTCGAACAGGGACCGCCCGCAGTTAAGGCACCGGCGCTCCCCGATCTTCTGCTCAAGGGTGATACCGGCCTCGCCGAGCGCGGTGCGTGCCGCGCCGATCGCCTCGTCACGGCTGGTGAACCCTGGCCGGGTTGTGCCCTCACGGGTTCCGCCGGGCACCCAGTGCCATGACCAGATCCCGTTACCGTCCTGGGTGACGGAGGCCTGCGCGTCACCGAGGAGGTACCACACGATCTTCTCCGGCAGCACGTCAGCCACGGCGCAGCTGCTCCACAGCCTGGTTCCAGTAGGAACGGACCAGCCGGAAAGCCTCCGGCCGGCTGTGCACCAGACGGGAGACGGTCAGCCAGTTAGCGTCAGTCATCCGGCTCACGGCGGGCACCGGGCCGGCGAACGTCTCGTCGATCTCCCTCGCGAACGTGACGTAGATCGTATTGACCCAGCCGGCGAACTCGGTGAGCTGCCCGGCGTCGACGGCGAGCGCGGTTGCCTTCCGGCCCTGCTCCCCGGCGAGCCAGGCTCCGATCTCCTCCGCCAGGTCAGGCTCCGTGACCGGGTTGACCGCGGTCACGTGCGTGTGACCGAGCACCTTCAGGTCCAGTGCCATGCCCTGCGCGCAGGTGGCCATATGACCGCCCCATCCTTTACGCGGGCCGTCTGGCACGATGCGGTACACGAAGCAGCGGAACCCGCAGTATTTGCAGTAACCACCGGCCATGATTCAGTCCTCCAGTTCGGGGTGAAGCTCCGCGCCGCTCACACCGAGGCGGGCGAGCAGGTGATCGATCAGGGTGACCGTCGAGGCGAGAGCCGGTACAGCCAGGGGCTGGTCCAGGTTGGCGACCAGGTTACGGGCGGTGCCGAGCTGACTGCTTAGCTCGGCCTCGTACAGGCGGTGCTTGCAGGCCTTCAGGTCACGGCACCCAAACGAAGGCCCCTGGTTGATCAGCTCCAGGGTGTCCGGGCCGCCGGACTGCCGGCAGTAGGCGCAGTGGCCGTAACCGAGTTCCTTCAGTGCGGCGGTTACTGCCGCGCTGGGGTCTACGCCGCTGACACCGAGGAGCCGGTCAACGACTTGGGTGACGAGGGCGGACAGGCCGGCGACCTGAACGGTCTCAGTTGCGGTGCTCGCGGTGGTGGTCATGAGGGTGATCTCCGATCGGTTTTAGTCAGACGGTGGCGGCGGGGGGACACGGGTCGCACACGCACCAGCCCATCTGGTGGGCCAGCGATACCAGGTGCTGCTCGCGCCACCGCTCGTCGCGGTACTGCTCCCACACTGTCCAGTCCCACAAGCCGGCGCTGAGCACCGTGCGGGTGACCTTGCAGTGCTCGCAGGTCATCGTCGTGCCGACCCGGCGCTTGCACGCGAGGTCGCCCATCGATGCGGGCATCTGCGGGTGGAGCATCACGACGTGCTTGCAGTCGAGGACGACCATCCAGTCCAGCAGTTCCTCGCCGGCCATGTTCAGCATCTGCGGTCCCCTCTCGCTCTCGCCCAGTTTACAACTTAATAGTACCTGTCTTTTATCACAATGTCAAAACTAAAAGAGGCGCGGGCCGCCGGTAACGGCAGCCCGCGCCCCTGCTGTCAGTCAGCCGGCCTGGAGCAGCCTGCGGCACTCGCTGTGCACGAACCCGTGTCGCTCGCACCCCTCGGCGGTCCAGTACTCGTACCGGACCCACTGGTCAGCGGCGGACACGTCGTCGTTGGGGCAGGTGCACCACTTGCTGCGGTTCGCGCCCTTGCCGTCGCTGGTCAGCGTGGCGTGCTCGTGCGGTCCCAGAGCGGCCCGCCACTCGGGCGTACCAGGCAGGGCTACGGCGGAGACGGCGAAGTCGCGTTCCCGCGACCATCCCGCCAGGACGATAAACATCCCGCCGACCTGCGTGCGGCTGGCGGCCAGCGGCGCGGCGAGGATGGCTGCGGCCAGCTCCCGGGTCAGTGCCGACCGTGCCGCCCATGCGGCGGTGTCGAACGCGTCGCCGGTGAACGGGGCGTCCCACTGGGCGCGGAGTTCGGTGAGCGTGGTGGTGGTGGTCATGAGGGTATCTCCGATCGGTTAGCAGGTGCGGGCGAGCAGGACGCGGACCGCTGCTCAGATTTCGTTGGCGGCAAGGCGGCGCAGGAAGAATCCGCCCTCACGCTCGGACGACTCGGTGACGGCGGGGAACTTGAGAGCGGTCTCGCGGGCCTCCTTGAATGTCGGGGCGTTGACGCGGGCCAGTTCGCGGCCGCCGCGGTTCCTGACAATCCAGGTGTCGGTGAGTTCTTGCATCTTGGTTCCGGGCTGGATGTTCATGATGCGTTCCTGCGGGCGGTCTCGGCGGCCATGCTGGTGAAGGTAGCGAAGCCGTGGCCGTTGCGGTGCGGCGGGAAGTGGAGGACGGTCTCACGCATCGTCCCGTCCGGGAAGCTGAGCGTCGCCGTGTCACCGTCGGCGAGGCGGCCCGTTGCGAACACCTGGCCGCTGGCCACGGTGCCGGTGTTGGTGCCGTTGGATGTGATGCACGTCGATTCGGGGGTCAGCAGCAGCGAGACCGGCGCGTCGGTTGCCAGGTTGTGGGGGTCCAGGTACTTGCCGTCACCCCCGTCGACCGGGCCGCACTGGCCGAACCGGACAGGCTCGCCGTTGCGGGGGTTGGGGCGGCCGGTGTTGTCCCAGACAACCAGCCGGGTGTGGCTCTTGCCGGTGTCGAACACGTTACGGCCCCGGTGGGTGATGCCGTAGTCGTTCGCCTTGGCCGTGTCCAGCACGATCATGTGGTGCGTCATCGGTGGTTCCTCCCGCTCCCAGGATCTCTTTACAACTTAATAGTACCTGTCTTTCCTCATGATGTCAAAACAATGTGTCGCGGAGGTATGTGGCCACAGCGCTCGCGCCAGCCACCAGTCAGCTCACCTACCTGTCCTTTCCGGTCGAGAAGTTCGAGCGGACAGACGACGGTGACCTGCTCGTCTACGGGAAGGCCACCGACGGATCGCTTGACAGCGACGACCAGGTCGTTGACCCGGACTGGTCCGGTAAGGCCCTCAACGACTGGCTGAGCAGCGGCGGGAACGTCCGCGTCCAGCACCAGGCGCTGAGGGACCCGGCCGGCAAGGGCCTGTCGGTGGAGGTCACCGGCGACGGGCACTACGTCAAGAGCCTCGTCGTCGAGCCGGTCGCTAAGCAGCTCGTGGAGAAAGGCGTGCTGCGCGCCTACAGCATCGGTGTCGCCCGCCCGGTCATCAAGCGCGACCCGACCGGCAAGGCCCGCGGCGGGATCGTGTGCGGCGGTGAGCTCGCCGAGATCAGCCTGGTTGACCGGCCCGCGAACAAGAACTGCCAGCTGACCATCGCCAAGTCCGCCGACGGCGGGGTGGAGCTGGTCGGGGAGCTGAGCGGTGACGTGAACGCGCTGCTCACCAAGGCACTCGGTGATGACCCGCGCGGCGGCCTCGGCTCCGCGGAGGAGATGCGCCACCAGGGGCAGGCCCCCGACAACACCGGCGACGCCGCCGCTGCGGCTGCCCGTCAGCAGGAGGGCGACGAGGCTGACCAGCGCCGTGAGTACGAGGGTGAGCGTGCCCGCTGGCTGACCGGTGAGCCCGCCCTCAAGGGGGCCCTGACCGGGACGGAGCTGCTGCAGCAGCGTGCCGCCTGGCGGAGGTGGAACCACGAGGGTGACGAGGCCGGCCTGAACGGCACCGCCGACGGTTACCGGCTGTGGCTCGCCAAGCGGAAGATGGACCCCAACGTCGGCGGCGGCACCGACCGGGACAAGATCCCCGCTGAGGACTTCGCCGGCAAGGACCGCTCGTTCCCGATCGTCACCCCGAAGGACGTCCACGACGCATCCCTCTCCATCGGCCGCGCCGGGGATGACAACTACTCCAGCGACCAGCTCAAGAGCAACATCATCTCGATCGCCCGCCGCAAAGGCCCGTCCTTCGTCGCGGAGCTGCCGGAGTCGTGGAAGACCGCCGACGTCACCGGCGACCTCACCAAGGACGACGGTGACGGGGCAGGGAAGGACTGCCCGACCTGCAAGGGCGACGGGAAGATCATGGACGGGAACCGCCAGTGCCCGGACTGCGGCGGCTCCGGTGTCGCCACCCCCGACGACACTAAGGCCACCCCCGCCGCCGATATGGCGAAGGCGGGCGCCAGGTCGTGCACCGGGTGCGGGAAGAACTACCACGCCGATTCCAGTGAGACCTACTGCGGGAACTGCGGCAAGAAGCTCCCCGCCGCCAAAACCACCAGCTCTGATAACAGCATCACGCCGAAGTCGGAGGGGCTGGTGGCTGCGCTCGCCGCCTACACCGACTCGATTTCGAAGGCAGTCACCGCGGGGATCATCCCGCAGGCCCAGGCTGCGGCGATGCTGGCTGAGGCGCATGCGGCGGTGAAGAACGACACTCCGCTGCCCGGTGACACCAGCCCGGCGGGGAGCCACCGGGAGCCGGACGGCACCAGCACCGTTGAGCCGCTGGAGGCGGATGCGGGGATGGCGACGGACCCGGACCCGGTCCCTGACCAGGTGCCCGCCTCAGTGCAGATGGCGGCGGTGCCGTACGGGCTGCGCCGCATGCACGATGCGTGCTGTGCCGCGTACCCGGCGGAGGCGGTGCTGGGGCATTACCCGGCGCTGAAGACGGTCACCGATGCCGTGGATGACAGCTGGTTCACCACCGCGGCCGCCGCCGCCGCGGTGGCAGGGAAGTCGAAGAAGACGATCCGGCTGACGCTCCTCGCCGATGCGGCCCGCACCGTGAAGGCGATGGACCAGGCGGCTGTGGCGGACGGGCGGGCGCTGCTCGCGAAGGCGTTCACCGACATGTACCCGAATGAGCGCCTGTCCCCCGCCGACGCGCCGCGCCCCGGCTCCTACCAGCGCCCTTACTTGTCGGCGGGGCACGCCTCGCAGGATGCCGGCCACAGCGGCGGCGGGAACGTTCCTACGGCCTCGCATGTGCCTGACCCGGGTGACTTCACGCGCGGGCCGCTGACCGAGGGGCACGCCGCCCCGTCCCCGGCGACCGACAACCTGAACCGCGGCATGCCTGACACCAGCACGGCGGCGGCCCGCACCTATTACAGCAACACGGCGAAGGACCAGGCCCGGCAGGCGTTGCAGGCGATGCACGATCACATCGCCGGCACGTTCCCTGACATCTGCCCGATGGCGAACTCGAAGTCGGTGATGCCACCGGACCTGGGCGCCCGGAACGTCCCCCAGGCTGCCGCTCCGGCGTCGGTGAAGACACCGGACAGCACGGACCTGATCAAGCAGGCCGCCCGACTCGGGTACGTCCTCACCCCTGCTACAGCCGTTCAGCCGACTCCGCTGGAGCCGGTCACCGGCGAGTTCCGCGGTATTGACCCGGCCACCCTCAAGACCATGCTCGCCGAGCAGGCCGCGGACATTACCACCGCCTGGCAGGACCGGCTCGCCGGCCTGCAAGCGCAGGTTGACAAGCTCGGCTCCCAGCCTGACCCGAACCTGGCGCCTGTCCGCGGTGCCCTGGCACGGGCCGACAGCGGGGCGGGTGTCCCGGTGGAGCGCCGGTCGCTGATCGACGAGGCAACCGACCAGGCCCGTAAGGCCCGTGCGGCTGAGGAAGCCGAGTACCGCCGCTACATCACCGCACTGTCGAAATCTCATGATCCCGGCGTCCGGGAGAAGGCTCTGGCAGTGCTCGACAAGATGCTCACCTTGCCAGCCGCCGGGTAGCGGTGAACCAGCTGCCGGGCGAGTGGCACCGCACACACCGGACGCTCATCGTGACAGCCGGAGTGGTCCTCTGTGTCGCCGCGGCGGTCCTGGCCTTGTGGCTGGTGCTGCGACCCTGGTGACGGCCTAGCCCTTGGCTGCGCGGGCCTGCTCGAGCTGGCGGTCGAGTTGGCTGCGCCGGAGGCGCCAGAGGGCGTCGTCGGTGATGTCCTCGTTGCGTTCGAGCATCACGTCGATCAGGTGCTGCTGCTGGTAGGACATCACGTCCTTGGCCACGCCGGACATCCATGCGGGTGCGTCGCTGCTGCGGCTCATGCTGCCCGCCTCCCCTCGATAACACTCAAATAGTATCGTCATTTTGATGTGTTGTCAATATTTGCTTAGCTTGCCGGCCCCTCGTAGGGCCCGGCAGAACACTCACCGTCCCCGTGGGAGGTGACCGTCCATGACCGCCACGACCATCACCCCGCGCGGGTCACCCCGCGCACCATGACCAGTTCCTCCACGGGAGGTGTGTGACCACAGCAAACGACGTAGTCCCCTACGGGAGCGCGTCCCAGGCGGCCCTTGACCGGGGCGCCGACCGTAACCCTGACTGGATCGCCGAGGCCGACGCGCACAGGTATCACGCGCCCGACGCGATGCTCAGCGACAAGATGCCGTCGCTGGTCAAAGGCGCCGGCTACGCCCGGCCCGGCGGTAACCGGCCCCTTGATGACGATGAAGAGGTTTTCAAGCGCAGCATGCGCGCGGAGACCGCTTTCCGCGCGGCGATCAAGCGGGGCATTGAGCAGCCCCAGCAGGTCGTCAAGGGGATGTCGCCGGAGTTCGCCGGCCAGTTCGGCAGCTTCTTGTCGAACAGCCCGCAGAACCAGGGCATGCTCCAGCTCGTCGGCCAGCTCAACCAGCAGCTGTCCGATGCGCTCGGCAAGTCCATCACCCTCACCAGCCCGCTTAACAGCGGGTTCGTGCCGTTCGACCTTGTCGCCCCGTCCTCACTGATTTACCCGGTGTACTCGCCGCTGCGTAACAAGCTGCCGCGGACCCCGGGTCAGGGCGCCAGCAGGCGGCGTAAGGTCATCACCGGTGTGTCCGGTTCTCAGACCGGGCCGTCCGGCGGCGGGTTCGTCCGCCTTTCCATTCCTGAGCTGGTGCAGTCCGGCGGATCAATTCAGGGCACTTCCAGTTCCCAGAACTGGCCGCTGAACCTCCCCGGAACAGGCCATCAGGACGCCATTGACATCAATGTCCCTTATCGCTTCTGGGGATTGTCGGAAAACCTCAGCTGGCTGGCGCAGTTCTCCGGTCAGGGATTTGAGGACATTTCCGCACTGGCTAACCTCCTGCTTTTGCAGGAGTTCATGCTCAATGAGGAGGCGTCGCACCTCGGCGCAACCTCGATCGCGCTGCCGGCCCCGGCCGCCGCGACGCTGACCGCCCGTGCGGCGAACAGCGGCGAGACCGCCCTGTCCGGTGTCACGACCACCGTGTACGTGGAGGTGAGCGCCGGGACGTTCTTCGGGCAGACCGCCGCGGGCGCATCCGCGAACGTCGCCTGGTCCTCCGGGCAGGTCGTCGACGTCCAGATCGCCCCCGTTCCCGGCGCCCAGTTCTACAACATCTACGTCGCCACCGGCGCGAGCGCCGGCACCTACTACCTGATGGCCAGCCAGGTCGGCGGCCAGTACTTCACCCTCCAGGGCGCCCTCCCCACCACGGGGGCGGTCGCCCCAGGGGCTGACACTGGCACGTTCAGCGCGAACGACGAGGAAGGCCTCACCGCCGTCCTTTCCGGCCACTCCTCAACCACCGGCGGGAACATTTACCCGGCCGGCTGGCAGGCTGGCTACTTCAACCAGGCCGCCGACAGCACGCTGAACACCTCGCTGATGAACAACGCGCTGCAGCAGCTGTGGGACGGCACCGGCGCCACCTACGGTGCGTACCGTGCTGACCCCGCCGAGCTGATCGCCGAGGGCGGCGACGTCATGCGCCTATCGAATGACGTCATTCAGTCCGGTGCCAACACCCACTACTCCCTGTTCATTCAGCAGTCGGAAGTGCCAGGCGTCCGCCTTGGCGCAGCCGTCAGCGAATTCCAAAATCCAATTACGAAAAGCGTTGTCAGGGTGGTTGTTCACCCGTGGACACCGCAGGGAAGCGCTTACCTGATGTCGTACACCATGCCTTTCGCATGGTCGAACGTCAGCAATGTCGTTGAGATGGTCTGCGTCCAGGATTACCTTTCGATTTCCTGGCCGGTTATCGACGCCTCATTCAGGTACAGCATGTTCCTGTTCGGCTCTCTGGTAGTCAATGCGCCGATGTACTGCGGGTTGATTCAGGGGATTCAGAAGTCGACCCGGTCCGGCACGAGCGGGACCTGGTCGTAAAAGCCGAAAAGGGGAGGGCGTCAACGGCTTTGACGCCCTCCCCTGAAGCCCCGTTTATGATCCGGCGGTCACCGGCTCGAGCACGCCCGCCTTGGGGTGGTAGCTGAAGATTGAGCCGGCCGACGGCTTGACCTCGCAGTTGAATGCCCGAGCCGCCTCGGATTCGGCTGAGGTGAACTCGACCCCGTAACCAGGGTCGGCACCCCAGCCGGGGCCGAATCCGGTGCAGGTGAGCAGGTCCCCGGGCTGGAGGTGCTGTTGCCAGCCCCCGTAGGCGCCGCGGCCCTCGCTGATCATGCCGTCTAGGGTGACGCCCTCGGTGATGACCCGGTACTGGGCGCCGGGGGCGTAGGTGATGCCGTCGTAGGTGACGGTTCTCCGGTTAGTTATCATGCCTCAATAGTACCTCAATAATTGCACAATGTCACTAGATGGAATGAGCGCGTGAGGCGTTTCGAGGTTTATCGCCCGAGTCCGCCCGCCGGTTACCTGGAGCAGGGAGCAGCTAACGCACCCGATCAGGTGCAGTTTGAGGGCGTGGTATTCAGTGACGGTACGGTGGCGGTCCGGTGGCTGACGGAGTTCAGGTCGCATTCGGTGTGGGGTTCGCTGACGGACCTGGAGCAGATTCACGGTCATCCGGAGTACGGTACTGAGTGGCGGTGGCTTGACGAGTGAGGCCCCGCCATAGCTGTCCATCTCAGGCATGGTTACCGGTCCCTGCTGCACGGCGGGCGCGGCGGTCACGGTAGGCGGCGTCCTGCGCCTTCGCAGTCAGCCTCCAGGTGCCCGCGTAGACGCCGCCCGGCTCCCAGCCGGTCAGCTCGTCGCCTGCCAGCCGCAGGCCGAGAGCGGCGTCGAGTGCCCGTTCCGCTTCCGATAGGAGGCCTGGCCCGAATCCGGGGATCTGCAGCAGGTCCGCCTGGGACCTTTGCGCGAGTTCAGGGCCGCTTTTGATCCCCGCGCGGGCGAGGGCGTTGCGTGTCGCCCCGGCAATGTGGGGCGTGCCGGGGGCGCCGATAGGGGTTGGCCACAGGTCTGCCAGCCGCCAGGGGAGATCGTCTTCGGCCGGGGTGCTGTTCACTGCTGCTCCTCACGCGTTCGCATCATCCACTCGGCGATCGGTACGGGCTTACCTGCCGGTGGCCGTCGCCGGCAATCCTGTCCTCCCGCGTTCAGGTAGGCCTGGTAGGCGGTCCGGTCACCGCAGAACGGGCAGTCCGGATCAGGGGCGCTGGCCGGGTGGGACTCACAGAACGCGTGGACGGAGAGGCGGTCTGCGAGCCGTTCGGCGATCCGCCGCCACTGCACAGCGGTCACCGGCTCTCTCCATTGCTAGGGGTCTTGAGCTGGCACAGCCAGCCGCGGGCCGTGTCCACGTGCGCCTCGGTCAGCCCCTCACGCTCGTCCACGCGGACGACAAGGTGCGGCTGGTCGCCTGCAAGCGCCGCGGTGACCTCAGCGGCGTCGGGTTCGTCGTCGAACCAGATGAATGGCCGGCCGGCGGTCCAGGGGACGATGCCGTTGGCCTTGTGGGGGAAGTCCGCTACGGGGCATACGGGCAGTCTCGGCAGGCCGATCAGCGGGCCGACAATGAGGTTGGCGTACTCCTCCCAGGTGGTGCCCCAGGCGAGTTCGGCGCCTGTCTCGGCTGCGAGCTGGGAGAGCAGCGGGCCGCTGTCCGGGTTGTATAGCAGGCGGTAGGTGCCTGTGTTGAGCGCGGCGTGGGCCTGCAGCCAGCCAGCGTGGTACAGGAGGCGCCGGCGTTCCTTCGCGGACGTGATGACGTTGAGGACACCGTCGACGTCGATGAGGATCAGGGGGCGCTGGTTCACTGGTCGACCTCACTCGGATCGGGCATGCCCGGTCGGGTTTCCCACTGGCGGTTCCCGATATCGGACTCAACGGCGTACATGGCGGCGTCGACGGTAGGCCAGGCCCCGGAGACCCCGAAGCCGATCTCGGTGCCGTCATCTTCGTCGTCGACCAGCTCGATGGAGAACCTGATGCGGTACTCAGGCACGGCTACACCTGGAACCCGGTTGGGGTGTCCACCTGGTCACCTGTCCCGGTGGTGGTGATGACCGTGAACCGGAGCAGCTGCCCGTCAACCTGGACTCGGGTCAGCCCGGTGTCGCGGATGATCGCCTGGACGCTGGTCACCAGCGGCTCCGGCTCACCTGGGACGTGGAGCTGGACCTTGTCACCGGGACCTTGGTGGCGGGCGGTGCCGGTGACGTGCCTGACCCGGCCCTCGTCGACAGCATCGGCGTAGTCGGCGATCTCCCGGGCGATGGTCGCGAGGTTGCCCGCCTGTTCGGTGAAATCACGGAGCTGGCGGGCGACGCCAGGGTTGGCGTCGGTGATGCGCTCGGATGTATGCCAGGCGCGGTCCAGGCGGTCTGCGAGGTCGCGGAGCTGGTCGGCGTCATCGCTGTTGAGGATCCAGTTGCCGGGGATTGTCATGGGCGTGTTCCTTCACTCATTCCTGGTTGCATCTCATG